AGTGAAACTGAAAAAGAAATATTAAAAGATATTTAAAAAGATGAGCAAACAAGTTATTTTAGGTTCTGAAGCAAGAACCAATTTAGTAAAAGGAATTGATATATTAGCGGATGCGGTTGTATCAACATTAGGACCTAATGGTCGAAATGTAGTAATAGCAAATGAAATGGGAGCTCCTCAATCTACAAAAGATGGAGTTACAGTTGCAAAATCAATCTCACTAAAAGACCCTAATCAAGAGTTAGGGGTTCAATTAGTAAAACAAGCAGCAATTAAAACAGCTGAAAAAGCAGGTGATGGTACAACTACATCTACCTTATTAGCTAGAGAAATGATTAAAGCAGGATTAACAGCTTTAAACAATAATGAAAATGCAGTACAAATTAAAAGAGATATTGATACTACAGTTAAAGAAGTAGTAAAAAATCTTAAAAATAACATTGCAGAAGACATTTCAGGTGAAGAACAGTTAGAACAAATTGCAACAATTTCTGCTAATAATGATCCTGAAACTGGGAAGTTAATTGCTACAGCAATTGAAAAAGTTGGAATGGAAGGGGTTGTTCATATTGAAGAGTCTAAAACGGGTGAAACGTATTTAGAAACTGTTGAAGGGTTACAGTTTGATAGAGGGTATAAATCACCATATTTTGTTACTAATAACAATACAATGACTGCTACATTAGAAAACCCCTTAATTCTAATAGCCGACCAAAAACTAACCCAAGTAAAAGAATTATTACCAATTCTAGAAAGTGTATCAACACAAGCAAAATCACTTTTGATTATAGCTGAAGATATTGACCAAGAAGCATTGGCTACTCTTATTGTAAATAAAATGAGGGGTACAATGAAAGTATGTGCTGTAAAAGCACCTGATTTTGGTGATAGAAGAAAATTAATTTTAGAAGATATTGCTATCACAACAGGTGGGGTGGTACTTGATAAGCAAAAAGGTATGAAACTAGACAAATTCTCTTGGGAATGGTTTGGTGAAGCCCGTACTGTAACTGTAGGAAAAGAACAAACAACAATAGTAGATGGAAAAGGAACAGTTGAATCAATTGAAACACGTATTGAAGAGCTACAACAACAAATCACAAAAGCAACAACGCCGTTTGAAACGGAAAAACTCCAAGAAAGACTGGCAAAGTTCACAGGAGGAGTAGCTATTATCCATGTAGGTGGAAATACTGAAACTGAAATGAAGGAAAAGAAAGATAGAGTGGATGATGCATTACATGCAACTAAAGCTGCTATTGAAGAAGGTATAGTACCAGGAGGTGGAACTGCCTTATTATATGCTTCATCAGGTTTAGAAGCTAGAACAACAGGCGCTCAAATTGTAGTAGAAGCTTGTGCTAAACCATTTAACCAAATTTTGGTTAATGCTGGATTTGATAAAGTCAAAGGACAAATACTAGCTGATAACTTAGTTAATTCTGGGAATGATACATGGGCTGGTTATAACATTAAAACAGATGAAACTGTTAATATGAAAGAAGCAGGTATTATTGATCCTACAAAAGTAGCTAGAACAGCACTACAAAATGCAGCATCAGTAGCAGGTACAGTATTATTAACTGAATGTACCGTAGTAAATGAACCAAGTGAAGATAATAATAATATCCCTCAAATGGATCCATCCATGATGGGGATGATGTAATAATTAATAATCAATAAATAAATAACAAAAAATGACAAAAAATGAAATCTTTGAGATCATTGAAGAAAACTTCAATATCTTAGCAGCTGAAAATGATGGAACAACAAAAGCAAGTCAAGCACGAGCTAGAAAAGCAGCACAAGCTATTAAAAGAGTAATCACAGATTATAAAAAAGCATCTGTGGCTGAGTCCAAATAATTTCGTATATTACCACAATGAAAACAGAACTAATTGAAGGTAAAATGTTAATTGCTAATAGAAAGCCACCTGGTGACAGGTGGCAATTAGCAGATGAACCAGAAGGTAGAATTTATAATAGTATAACTGACACCTTAGAAGCATATATGCATAAGACAGGATTTAAAGGTCATTATCGATTAGAACCTTTACAAAGTAAACTATATGCTATAGAAGAACAAGAAATTGAAATACAACCAGAACCAATCAAAACCTACAACATTTATGGGGAATTTGGAGAATAGTTTATTAGTAGAAAAATATAGACCCAAAACATTAAATAATTATGTTGGGAATGAAAATATAAAAAAATCTATATCTGCATATTTAAACCAAAATGATATACAAAATTTTATATTTTATGGTCCTGCTGGAACTGGTAAAACAACGTTAGCAAAAATCATTGTTAATAGTCTAGATTGTGATCATTTATATATTAATGCTTCCGATGAACGTGGTATTGAAACTATTAGAGATAAAGTTTCTAGTTTTGCATCTGTTGCTTCGTTTAAACCTCTTAAGGTTGTTATTTTAGATGAAGCAGATTTTCTTACTATTCAAGCCCAAGCATCACTCCGAAACATAATTGAAACATTTTCACGTACTACAAGATTTATTATGACTTGTAATTTTGTAGAACGTATTATTGATCCATTACAATCTAGGTGTCAAGTACTTAAAATTGTACCTCCCACTAAAAAAGATGTTGCTAAACATTTAAATTGGATTTGCAATGAAGAGTCTATTACACACGAAATAAATGATCTAGTACCTTTAGTTAACCAGTATTATCCTGATTTACGTAAGTGTATTAATACTATACAATTATCAACTGTAGATGGTGGGGCAAATGATTTATATCTTAGTTTAGACCAATCAGTATTAGTATCATCTAATTATATAGATAAAGTTATTACTGAATTAAAAGGTAAAGCTGATTTTAAAACAATTCGTCAAATTATAGCTGATGCTAATGTAGATGATTTTGATGAGTTATTTAAAGCATTATACGAACGTGCATCTGAATACCTACTAGGTAAAGAAGGTACAGCATCTATTTTAATAAATGAACATCAATATAAAGCTAACTTCCGTATCGACAAGGAAATAAATACAATGTCGTTAATTCAAAATTTAATAAACAATAAATAATTATGCAGCAAGCACAACAACAACCACAAATTGATTTAAAAAACACTACTGAAGTCAAAAACTTTAATGGTGGGTCAATTTTTCAACAAGGAGTAATTTTACGTAAAGTATCTAAATTTGTAGCAGGAACTAATGAAGATGCACTTATGCCTATTCCAGTATTTTATGACCCAGAAACAAATAAAATCTTAACTGATTCGGTTCCTAAAGATTTAAGGGAAGAAATGAAAGATGAGCTTTGCTAAATGAAAAACATCTTCGATTGGTTAAAAGCAATTAACACAACCAAACCTCCAGTTGAATCTTTTACAGATAAAGATTGGGAGGTTTGGAATAGTTATATGGTACATAGGTTTTTATCTATGAATCCTGATTATTTAGAGGTTGTAAACTATGTTCAAGATTTTCCCCCCCAAGAAAAAAGAATGATCTATAACATATATAGAGAATTCATCCCCAAAAATAATAAATGGAATAAATATATTAAATCTAAAGTTAAACAACCTAATAAAGACTTAATAGACCATATTAAAGATTATTTTGAATGTTCTAGCAAAGAAGCAAAAGAATATATAAATATATTGGCTACACCAGAAATAAGTCGTATATTAACTAATAGAGGATTAGAATCAAAAGAAATAAAACCCTTATTAAAATGAAAATTCAAATAAAACATCTTCAAACTAAACCTGATGATGAAAGAGAAATTATTAGTTTTAATTCCATATCTAACCTAGAACAGTATGGGATAGAATATGAAAGGGTAATTAATACCCCCTACAATACCACTCCTCCAAAAGAACATTGTAGACGACCTGACCACATTAGTCCAAACAATCAACCTGGAGAATTCACCCCAGGATCAGGCATTGGATATTTAACAGGTGGGCATTATGGATGTTTTCAATCTCACACTAATGTTTTAAGAAATTTAAGTGAAGAGTATGATTATACTGTTATATTTGAAGCAGATTCTTATATAGAAATAGATAGTCAAAAACTTTCAGAACTTATTAAAGAATTTTGTAAAATAATGGAAAAAGATAATGTTTATTATCTTTCATTAGCAAATAATCTTTCACATTCAAAAGAACAAGTCCATGATTTATTACTTAAAACAAAAAATGAATTTTTTACTCATGCTTATATAGTTAGAAATAAAGATAAAAGCTGGTGGGTAAAACAGTTTAAAGAAATGGGATGGGATGGTTATGATATTTGGTTAAATTTAGTATTTGAAAAAGACCCCCAAAATAGATATACTACTAAAGAAGAATATGTAACACAAATAGAGGGAATATCTCTTATTGATGGTGAATATAAAACATGGGAAGATGGGAGACTTATTACCCCCCCAACAGAAAAACCAATCCTAATTATATCCTCAGGTAGGAGAATTAATTATTTAAAAGATACTATTGAAGGTTTATCAAAACATACTCCAAATTTAGATAATACATTTAAAAAAGTATGGATCCTAGATGATAGATCTTCTGTAGGTGAAAGGGTTTTAATAGAAGAAATAATGACTAAATATTTTGGAGATAAATATCAGTCTATTTATTTTAATAGTAATGAACCATATGCTTTTGTAGATAAATTTAATATGATTAGAAAATTATCAAATAAAAATGATATAGTTTTCTTTTTAGAAGATGATTGGGTATTAAATAAACCATTTAATTTTCAACACCATACAGATATTCTAAGAAAAAGTAATTGGACTTCAATCTCATTTACAGACCCCCTTTGGTTACAAGATAAAAGTTATAATGAATATATTATTAAAAAAGATTATTGGAAAAACCCATTTCCCAACCCTTATAAACATCCTTTAGAATGGTTTGATAATAGCTCTAGATGCCGTTGGGTTTCAGGTGCAATGAATCACTATACCAATAATCCTAATTTATCTAAAGGAGAAATATATCATAAAGCAGAATTTAAAAATATAAAAAATTTCGAATGGGAATTTGCAGAAGCAATCCAAGGAAATCATGTTTTCCACCAGGATTGTTATTTCAACCATATAGGAAAGGAAAGTTTAATTAATCAATTATAAA